CAACACGATTACAGCCAAGACCATAGCGGTGGACCCGTCCAAGGGCAGGGACGGCAGGCAGGGCGACTATTCAGCAATCGTGATGCTTGGGCGGGATCGCGACGGCACCCTATACGTGGAAGCGGACCTTGCGCGCCGGACTTCCGAAGCAATCATCGACGCAACGCTTGAACACCAGCGAACCTTTCAGGCAACCGCGGTAGTGGTGGAGGCAAACCAGTTTCAAGAGCTCTTGGCGGTGCAACTATCGGAACGGGCCCGAGCCGCGGGCATGCCCATACCGGTGGTGCCCCTTCACAATAGCGTAAACAAGCTTGTTCGCATTCGGCGCCTTGGGCCCTACCTTGGGCAAGGCACCATAAGGTTCAAGTCGGCAAGCCCCGGCACGAAGCTTCTGGTGGACCAACTGCGAGACTTCCCCACCGCGGATCATGACGACGGGCCCGATAGTCTAGAAATGGCGTTGCGTGTTATGATTGAACAATTCAACGGCAGGCAGACGGCGGCGCCGGTGCGGAGGTTACGCGCATGACACTATGGGAACGCATCACCGGCAAGCAGCCACAACCCGCGGCGCCAAGCCCCCGCCAGGTTCGCGAAAACCTCGAGGAAGAGTTAAAGATCAGCCGGCTTAAGCGCGCCAAGACGTTGCAGGAAAGCTACGCTGGCTCCGATTATTGGCTTACCGCATATTCGGACATCCTGGCCCGGTATCGCGACGGTGGAATGCTTTCCTACCCGATTAGCCAACCCACCGACAGGCGGTACGGTTCCAACTTCCCCTTCTGGTATTCGGAGCAGCAACTTAGCCTGATTCGGGCCCAGGCCCGGATGCTCACCACGATGAACCCCAACGCGCAAGGCCTGCTGAACGGCCTTACGTCTTATGTCATTGGCACCGGCTATACGTACAAGGCGCAACCGAGGAAGGGTGTCGATATCGACCAGAGCACCATGGATCGGGTGCAGCGCGTTATCGACGAATTCTGCGAGCGGAACGCATGGTCTGAAATGGAACAAGAGATATTCCAGCGAAGCCGCGAGGATGGCGAAGCCTTCATCCGGTTATTCTTTCAGGAGAACGGCAAGCTTAACATTCGCACCATCGAACCGGAGCAGATATTCCAACCGCCGGGGCACGAATTGGCAGATTGGGCCTACGGCATCAAAACAGACCTAGACGACGTATTCAACGTGCGGGCTTATTACGTTCACTACCTGGCGCCGGGTGGCAAGGAAGATGCAAAGGACGGCATCGGCGAAGAGGTACCATCCGAAGACGTGGTGCACATCAAGTGTAACGTAAAGAGAGCGATCAAACGCGGGCTATCGGACTTCTCTTATGAGACCCTCGACGCCTTCATGGTGGCGGCGAAATTGCGCCAGAACCTTGGGGAAGGCGCCGCGGTGCAAGCGGCCATCGCGGGCATTCGCCAACACGACAACAACACGGTGGGACAGGTGGAGACCTTTAACGCCGGCATGACAGACTACAGCACATTCTCCCCGGTGACGCAGAAGGAAACCGACTACCAGACGTTACAGTCGGGAAGCTTCCTCGACATACCGAAGGGGATGAACTACGTAACGCCACCCGGGGCGGCGAATTCAACCGCGCACCTCGAGATATTCCAAAGCTTGTTACGCTCAGCCGGCAACCGTCACAACGCGCCGGAGTGGCTTGTCAGTGCCGACGCAAGCAATAACAACTATTCCAGCAGCCTTACCGCGGAGAGCCCGTTCCTTCGCAACTGCTTAAGACTGCAAAGCTTTTACAAGCGGCCCTTCCTGCGAGTCGTTACCGCGGCAATCAAGAACGCGGCCATGGCGGGGCGCCTTCCCGGCAACATCTGCGAACTGATCGATCTCAGCGCAACACCGCCGAGCCTTGAAACCCGCGACAAGAATGCCGAAGCGGCGGCGAACCAGATCTACGCCACCATGGGGGTAAAGTCGGTGCCCACCATTGCTCACGAATTGGGCCTTGATTGGCAAACCGAGCTTGCCAACCAGCAGGAATACCAGCAGGAATCGGGAGCAGCCGGCGCCTTGCCAACGGACCCGGCAAGCCTCGGGCCCGATGACGAGCAAGGCGTGACGGAAGCCGCCGGTGGCGGCAAATACGACCACATAGATTTTACCCCGCCACAGGGTGCACGGGAGGCGGCTAAGCGGGCCCTGGAGGTGCGCCAAGAAAAGCCAGCCAGCCAAAGGGGCATGACGCCGGTAGGCATCGCCAGAGCGCGGGACCTGAGCAACGGCGCCAAGCTTTCGCCGGAAACAATCAGGCGGATGAAAGCATATTTTGATCGCCATGAGTCCGACAAATCAGGCGAGACCTGGGACGAGCAAGGCAAGGGGTGGCAAGCATGGATGGGGTGGGGCGGCGACCCCGGCTACGCTTGGGCGCGGAAGGTAGTCAAGCAGCTTGAAGCCGCGGATGGAGCAACCGAAGGACAGCGCCCCCGGTGGCAGGTGTAGCGGTGGGCAGTGTATTCAATTCACGCATGGCGGCACGGGTGGGCGTCAATCAGGCGCGCACCCTGGCGCATGCCGATGAAGTGGCCGATGCAATTGACGCCAAAGTGGTGAAGCTATGGAAGCGTGCCCTTCGCCTGATCGCATTGAAGCCCCTTCCGGTGGATGCGCGCACCCAGCTGGGGGCGATCCTGCGCGAGATTCAAACGCTCACCGTTAAGGGACTGGATGCAGGGCTCCGGCAGATTGCAAAACGGGCCCACACCGCGGCACGGGAGGAAGTCTTGGCCGAGGCCCCGCGGGCAGTCATCGCCACCGCCCTGACCCTGGCAGCGCCGGCGCGCCCTGATCTCACCGAGGCCCGGCGCCTTAATCCGGAACAGCGGGCCCAAGTCGAAGCACAACTATTCCCGGCGCTTGACCATGACGAAACCACCGCAATCATCACGCGCCCAACCAACGGTTTGACCTGGCAAGCCCGCATCGCGGCCCAAAGCGCCTTGGCGCCACCGGAGCAATTGGCCAACATCGTCATCCAAGGAATTAGCCAAGGGCAAACAATCCAAGCCATGGCGCGGACTATGCTGCCGGCGGTGCAGGGTGTTAGAACATCGGCGCGGAGGGTGGCACGAACCGAGGGAATGCGGGTGGCGCATGAAGCCCGGATGGATTGCTACAGCGGCCTTGGGGACCTAGTGGCAGGCTACCAAATCCATGCCACCATGGACTGGAGGGTAAGGCCTCATCACGCGGCACGCAACGGGACGGTGTACTATGTGCGACCCAAGCCGGGGCAACAATCCACGACGCATATGCCGAGGCCCCCGCTTGAAGAAGATGGCACGGTGGCGCACAATTGCCGGTGTTATCTTACGCCGGTATTGGACGTGGACCCGGACATTGAAAACAACCCTGCGGCGCGGGCCCTGTTCACCGATAATGATCACAAATTGGTCCAAGATCCAAACGTCTATTCGGATTGGTTTGCCAACGCTTCGGACCAAGAGCGCCGGTGGGCAGTCGGGGCGCGGCGCCTATCCGTAATCACGGCAGGCCTTCCAGCCGGGCAGGCGCCGACGTGGGCGCATTTTATCGACCCGACCACCGGGCAGCTTCTGCAATTGGAGCGCCTGACAGCCGAGACGCCGGCACGGCGTGAAGCCCGGATGGCTCGGGTAGCGGAAGTCCTGGCGGAGCGGGAACGATTGGCCCGGCAGGTGCAACGGTTTGGATACTTGACCGCGGAGGACGGAGGCGAACCGCTACCGGTGCAAGACCTCACCCCGCCGGCGCCTCACCCGTACACGGCACCGGACAGCCCAACGCCGGAAGCGCCGGAACCCCTACCGTTGCCGGCGCCGGTGGAGCAGGACAGGATTGACGCCGAGCAGGCAAAGTTCAGCCGCGAGGCAGGTAAGGGCGGCGCTTTCCAAGGGGAGGCAGTCAAAACCGACCCGTTGCAACAAGTGCCCAGCTACGGGCAGCCAATCAAGTTTTCATTCAAGCTAGAAGGCCCCACCGGGGCGACGATATCGCACGAAGTTTACCGCCCGGTATTTGCACCTGGCGGCAAATTGGCCGGCAACAACATTGAGACCATCAAGGGCGTTTGGGAACAATTGGCAGCTATCGACAAGTTCACGCCAAGGGACTTGTTTGCTGAGCCCAAGACCACATTGACGACATCACCCGACGGCACCCGCTCTGTATTGGCAACGCCGGCGGAAGCGGCGCAAGCGCTAGGATTGAAGCCCGCCAAAGTAAGGGAGTATGAACAGATTGCCGCGGCGACGTGGCGTATTCAGGTGGGCAAAGAAGTTCAGGCGCTCTTGCAGCAACAGGCAGACCAAGCCGAGGACATATGGCGCCAGACTCGCGAGATGGAAGGCCCGGCACCGACACGTTACCCCGCCGGCGACGAAGGCAAGAACCGGGCATGGATTGTTGACGGCATAATTTTCCGCGTGTTTGATGAATCCGAGGAGCCCAAGTTAAGCCGCGGAATCAGAACCGCGGCATTGAACCTATGGCGCGACAACCAAGCCGAGGTACTGCGGCGCGCGGTAGGACTGCCCGCGGATCATAGAACCATTCGCAAGGAAGCCCGCGGCGTAGCGGATCAGGTGGAGAGCCTAGAAAAGAAGCTCCGCGGGAAGGTGGACCGATTCGGGGCGGCGCTTGATGTGATGACGCCGGCAGGCCCACAAGTGACGGCGCCGGCGCCACCGCCACCACAGGTAAACGTGGTACGGGGCGAAGCCGAGCCAATGCCAGATGGCGCCGACGATATAGCGATGGACAGGTACGGCGAAGTCGTCAACCTGGCGCAACGGGCATTTGGCAAGGGCACTAAAAGCTTGCCATTGTTCAACGCGCTAGGAGAGCTTAGCGGCGAACAAATGGCCAAGGTGGCGTTGCACGTAGGCATTGACCCGGCAACCCTTCCCGAGGTTTTGGTAGGCACCGGCAAGCGCCGAGACTATTTATACGCGCAGATCATTAAGCGCCAATCAGTTGAAAAGATGATTGACGTCGAAGCCATTGCCAGCGGTGTGGACCCGGTAGCGCTCCAAGCCTTTGCCGAACAGGGCTGGAAACATGAGATGGAGCGCTACAACGCCGAGAAGGAAGTCATGGCGGAGATGCGCAAAAACTGGAAATTCTACTCTCGTGAATTCGACCCTAAAACGGGCAAGAAAGAATCGCGGCCTTGGCCGGCGCGCAATTCACCGGTGTGGGATGATCACACCAACTTCCCGTTCTACGATGAAATCGTTCAAACCATGCGCACGGGG